AAAATCCCTACTTATTCATTGTAACTAAAAGGTTTCATTTGATACCAAAACCAAAAGCTCAATCATTAAAAATGATCGCAAAGAGAATATCACAGTAAAAAACTTAAAGAATCAACAAAAACGATACATTCAAAAAGTCCAACTAGGGAAATCACCAAAAATTAAAAGCAATAAAAAAGCACAGTATCCATCCTTAAATTCAAATTTTCCACTGCTTGCTCTAGTGGCTTAAGGTATACTGATTTCATGAGCAAGAAAGACAAACAACTAATCGAAGAAATTATCTTTGCATTTGGCTTGGCGGCTATTTTTATAGCACCTTTTGTGAAAGACTGGCATTTCTCATAACCGCTACTAATTAACAGCATCCAAAGCCCCAACCAAAGGTGCGAGCGACTTACCTGATTCCCTTGTTGGGATTACTGGCATGTCTATAATCTCGGCATCTAAAACCCCCTTAGCGCGTCGCCCCCTGTATCCAAGTTCAAGCAGCTTCAGACTTGCCCGCTCAATAATACCAAGGCTTTCTTTTAAGGAATTCACCGCTACACTTGTCGGTCCATCACCCAAAGCTGTCCCTGGAACAGGAATACGCAACTCACCTACCTTTGCAATTTTCTCCAGCGCTTCAAGCTCTTCGGCAGACAGGATTTGCCTTAGCTTCGGCTTACCAATTCCCTCAATAGCTTTGCGGAACTCACCCCCATTGAAGGTCCGATCACCCCGTTGATTTGTGGCAAGCGCTTTTGTTGCTCGGTCCCTTAGGTGCATCAATGTCTGAGCCCGAAGGTCATTCCAGGCTGCCTTGCTAGCCTCTCCGCCACCGCTGTTTAAGTAATTCTTTAAAAGCTTTATATCATCAACTTTGCCACTCTTGCCCACTACCAATCGATTGAAAATATCCTCGGGTGCAACTCTTCCTTCCAGTATCTGCTTCACTACGGACTTTTCGTTCTTCCAGAATTTGTGCTTTTTAACTGCCTCCAGCGATTTCCGGGAATGCTCGAAAGCGGCGCGAGCCTCTTTGTAAAAGTCGTCACCGGTAGATGTAAAGACATCTTTGTCGACCGCGTCTTTCAGCTGACTCAATATGCGACGCCCCACGCCGCTGGTGGAATCCCAGTACTCATTGATTACCTGTCGGACTTCCCGCTCTACCTGTTTGGGTGTTAGGCGTGCATGTTTCTCCGACATGCCTGCGGAGTTAATCCCTGACGGAGTCTGGTCCAGCAGCAACCCCTTACGCTGCAATCGGCCCTTAATCGCCTTCAATACACCATTGGTGGCATCGTCCGAGGTCATACTGTCTTTCAGTAACTTATTGAAACCCTTAAGCAGCACTTTGGGTTGGCCGCCAGCAATCTCGTTAGCCTTTTGGTACAGATTCGACGCAAGCGCGTCATCATCCAGTGCTCGGCGTGTAATAACGTCCTCAATCGCATAACCGGCCTCGTGCGCCTCTCTGCTTGCCCCCCCGGTCCTGCTTGCTAACTCATCCACGCGGCGAGTCAACGCGGAATCCTGCTCTTCCAGGGCTCCACGGATAGCGCCAGAGTACTTACCTGCTTCTTGCTGCTCTCTAAAGTCGTCAGCATTCCGGGTCAACTGCGCCCTGGTTGGCTTCACCCCTACTTCACTAAATGCTTTGCTTCTCACTTTCTGCTCGACAGTATCCAGTGCACCTTTGAGTTGCGCCGGCTCAATCTTGCCTTGCGCGGCGAAACGAGCCCCTTCACGGGTCACGCCATTCTCATCAGCAAGTACACCGCGAGGAATAGTTGCAGGCTTTCGCGCTAGGTTTGTTGCAACCGCAGTTCCCACCACCGGCAAAGCCAATGCTCCCAGCATCTCACCAACCTGCCGGCCATCCCTACCACCAATATATTCGCCAACCTCTCCGCCTAGCTCAGAACCGGCACCAGATGTGGCACCGAGACCGATGTCAGCTGCAGCCGAGGTTTTGCCCACCTCTCGGATAGCTCCGGCAATCGCTGACTCAGATGATGTTCCGAACTGAGGCAGCCTGGCAGCCGCTTGCCTTAACATACCTCCGGCACTTGCTGCAGCAGGTATCACTTCCCCTGCTTGGCGAACTACGTCTTTGCTTAGCCCTTCCTCCATAAAGTTACCTGCCGTTCCAGCCTCCAGAGCGTCAGTTAAGCGGGGCATTCTCCAATCAGAACCAGCTGCATATGCCACCCAGTTCGGCACTGCACCAGCAACAAAATCTACAAGCTCAGTTGCCCCTCGATTCACAGCGCCCATAAACTCCAGAGGAACAGAGGCCGCAAGAGGCATAGATGAACCTTCCTCACCACTTTCAGCCTCTTCCTTTACCCATTCGCGCTCCCAAGGCTTCGGCTTTTCTGAGGAGGCTCCCCAGTTTCTCTCCCAAGGCTTTGTCATTATTTCTGCCTCCAGCTATTAGGGTCATTAGGGTCGCCTCCAAGGAACTCATAGCCATCTACTACTTCACCCTTCTGAGGACGGCCCGACGGTGGGCCAAGGGAATCAATATTTGTGTTTCCTGTTGTCTCATCTCCACTGCCGGGCCCAGCCTCATCAAAACCGATTCCAAGCTTCGCGCGAACAATTCGATCGATCATTTCAATCTTTGCTTTTCGCGCTTCAGGATGGTCTTTTCGATTCGGAACCATGTTAAGCAGCAGCTCTTGGTCTTTATCGGTGAAAGCGCCCTCACCAGCCTCACGGAACAGAGACTTCAGAATCGGGGCCATTGCAGAAACAGCACCCTCAGCCGCCTGTGCCTCCGGAGATAGCGCCGGGAAGGAGCCGGTGAGTGGGTTAGTAGTTGTCTGTTCCATCCTGTCGGAAAGTCCCTGCATAGCGGCCTGATATGCCTTGAAGGTTTTAGCATTGAGCACTGCAGTTTTTTCAGTCTCAGAATTAGTTTTTAAATCAATCTTGCCCTTTTCGTTTTTCATACGCTGCTCAAGAATTTTTTTAAGCTGCTCATCAGTTAAGAGCTCAACCGGCGTATTCCCCCCGGTGGTTGTCAGGAGTTGGTCGCCTATTTTGTGTACCTTTGGGTCGAACTTAACACCCAGGTCACGTACTTCGGTTGAACCGTCTGGGTTTTTAACAGCGATTCCATAATTACCGTTAGCGAGTGTTAGCGGGGAGCCCACAGTGTCCGCTGAGCCTGCGCCTTGCTGCTCCATCATTGCCCGCTTCAGGTTCATTTCATCAATCCCAGAATTGAGCCTGTCTCTATGATTTTGCATAGCGGATAATTGGTAGTTGTAGCCCTGGTAAACTTGCGAGGGGTCACCACCATTTAGACCTACGCCGGCAGCGGTTAACATGCGTCCAATCCGGGGCCATTTATTGCCCTTCAGCTTTTCCACTTCACTCTGATTTTCAATTAGCTGCTGTTCGTATCGGTCGATGGTGCGGGCAAAAGGGTTTGAGGAATCGAAGGTGGGGGATTGTTGGGGTTCTATGAAATTTTGGTCGAGCGCCCCGATAGGCTCGCCCATGCTTAGTATTGGCATTTCTCTTTCCTGTTGAGTTTTAGTTGTGGGCCTTACCCCATGCCCTGCATGATTCCGCCGATACCGGCCAGGATTCCCCCGGCCCCATTACTGCCTCCCGCCTGGGTGGATTCATTGAGCACAATTGGCGAACCTATCGAGCCCTGGTAAAGCTGCAGTTTTTGCCAGGGTGCCATGGCTACCTGTTGCATGTAGTTTTGCATCGCGTTTCCGCCCTGCCCCATCATGCTTACGCCACCCATACCCATGTTGTAGGCGCTGCCGAATCCGGTATTGAAGAGATTGCCAGCGGTACCGAAGTTATTGCTGGCCAGGGATGTGTTGAGATTATTCGTTGCAAGCTGAGCGCCCTGGTTCGCGCTGGATTGGCCGGCCGCAACCTGCACGGCTTGGTTGTAGGCATTGGAACGAATGCCTGCAGCCACATCTGCAGCCCTGTCGTCTGCGCCGCGCATGGCAATACCTTCGGCAACACCTCGGCGCGTAGAGCCAGCATTGCCCGTAGAAACCGCCGCAGAGGCGATGCCCGGCAACTGGTTTTCATTAAGGTTGCGAAATATGTCGCGAGTGCTGGCCGTAATTTGAGAATCCAGTAGGTCGTTATTTATCAGGGAATTCACGGTGTTCATATCAACACCATTTTGCATCGGGGCCTGGTAGCCACCCCCGCTCATTACCTGGGTTAAATAATCCTGCATCACATTGGCTGTATTGCCGAAGCCGTTGGCCGCACCAGTTACTTGGTTGGCATAGCCATTGGCAGTGTTGCCAAACCCCATTGCAGCCTGGATGTATTGCTGCATTTCTGGGGTGAGGTTGGCGACTGGCGATTGACCAGAGTTGTAGAGCTTTTGCCCTTCCCCCCAAATATCATTCAGATAGTTTTTCTGGTCTTCATCCAGATAGCTTTTGCTCTTGGACTCGGCACCACCACCCATCAGACTGTCAAAAAATCCCATGATTTCACCGTTTAATTAGCCGCTGGGAATTGCCATGGCTGCAATAGAGTTATGAACAGCCAGGCGGTTTGCCACCTCAACAATACAGCTAGCCACAAGGTCGGCAGCATGGTCGGCAACGTTGATAGCCTCGCCCGCGTCAGTTTGTAGGGTTTTTGTGGTCACGTAAACGCTATTCATTTCATCTCCGGCACCATCGGTTTTTACTTCGTTTTGGTCATCAATTACGGCGATGGCGCACTTCAATACAGCTGCGGCCTGAGCGTCAGCCGTAGCTGGCTCAGTGGATTGAGTTACTGTTGCGCGAACAATAGTGCCTGCGCTATGGCCATCATCAATGGAGTAGGCAAACTGCCAGGCCAGCAGGTCCGGCACTGTTATCGGGGAGAAACTGGGCATGCGCCCTCCTATGGTTTGTGCTGAATGTTGTGAGTTACAACGAGATGCAGAGGGTCAACACCTGAGGCATATGAAATTCCCCCCACAGAAATCTTGTAAACAGTGCGCAGACCCGCACACTCGACGCTGACCACTTTCTCCCAGCTAAACGGCTCGCCATGGTGACAAGTGCCCAGCTCGACCCCGTGGCAATCCTGAGCCCAGTACACCCTCCCAGCCCTATCGGTAACCGGGGTTTGCCGGCTGCATATCACCTGAGCACCGCTGGACATGGTCAGCAGCACACACGGCACATTTTCTTGAGCTTCTACCGCCTGGATTGGCGCAAGGTGAGTGCCAGAGTCACCAACATCCCAGCACCTAATCAGGTCGCCAGGTTTGCAGTCATCCACCTGGAGGTCATCACGCAGCCAGGTGCCAGCCGCAACGCACCAAGGGTTATCAGGGGCAGTGCTGTCGCCACCATTAGCCGGTGTATTAATTGTGCCCACCGATCGACGCCAGGTGCCGGCAGCCGAGGTGGGGAAGTTTTTGGTCGCGTAATAAGTGACAGCGCCGCCCTTTATGCCGGGGTCATCGCAATACACGTAATACCTTGTGCTAAATGACAAGCCGGAAATGCTGCCGCTGTTGTAATTCACAGGACCAAAACCAAACTGCACTGTATGGGCGGCAATCGTTATTTTCGCTGTATTGCCGTCATCCGAGGCGGACAAGGCTGAGCTAGTCGGGAGGCTGGCAACGCTTGCTTGAATCATTGGCAAGCTGCGCTGGTCCTGCACCTCCACCACATCGACTTTTATATAATCAATTAGGGTCCTGCCGGTTCCTCCATAATTGACCAGTGCCAACGGGGAGAAATAGCGCACGCTTGCCTGGAGTTGGGCCGGGTTGCCTATATGGTTGCCACCGATTGCCCCGCCGATGACCGCATCTCCCGGGGCGTTGCCTTTAAAATAACCGACATAGCTGACCCATTCAGAAGCGACGTTTTGTCCTGAAGCAACTACATAGTGCTGACTGGAAAGGCTTTCACTCCCAAAGGTATTGCAATAAACACCATTCTTATCAAAACCCACAATACCGAGATATATAGGTCTGTCGGGGTCGGTATCCGCGTATTTATACAAACGCATTTCCACCCGGTAGAGCTTGCTGGGGTCGAACGGAATTTTATCTTTATGGTGAATGCCAACAGTGTCATCGTCGGAATCATTACCCAAAAGCACACTGCGGCCACCCAGAATGGTCTCCCCACCTCCAACAGCAATTTCACCCCCGCCGTAATAATGGGTCCAGGCGTTCATCCAATCAGGGTTTTCAAAGGTCTCCAGAAAAGTATTGCGCATTGAGCGGATTTGTTCGCGCTCTTGTGGGGTAGCCCCTACCGTGGCGCCATCCTCGGGGCGCTTGCCATCATCAGCCACCCCAGACCATACGGCCCGCTGTCCCGCCACAGTATCAATTTTATTTTGCAGAGCGGTCTTGGCTGTGGTCACCGCCTGCCAGTGGTCATCCCACTCCTCTCGTACGATTTTTGTAGCCGCGGTGGTATCGGTCCAGGCTGGAACCAGGGCATCTAGATAGGTGGTGAGGTTGGCTATTGATTCGCTGTAAGCAGTTTTCTCGGTGGTTATGTCATAGCTGTCTGCTTGTTGCTCTAGGCCGGCTTTCTCCCCGGTTATCTGGGCATAACGCAGCACCACTAATAGTTTTTCACTTTGGTGCAAGTAGCCATCATCGGCAATTACACTAAGGTCATCGCTGGCTTCTTTTGCTTGTGTTTCTACACGGGTATATAGCCGCTCGATTGACATGAATTCACGGCGGACAAACTGCCACAAGTCGGTGAGCGTACGCGGGACGCCCGGCCCTGTGCGATAACTCATCGTCCATCCACCGGATTAAGGTCTAGGTCCCAACCGGTGAGCCGCCAGAAACCGCCGCTTACAGATTCAACCTTGATAGCCAGATAGCGGGCTTTGATGCGGAAATGCAAATCTAACCCCTTGGCCACATCAAAGACTTTTGGAGTTTTCCAGCGCACTGGGCCCGTGGCAGTCTTGGCACCGCCGACCGAAATCTTTACCTGTCCCTGGCCATCAAACTGCGGAATGATGCGCTTTAAGCTCTTGAGGCGGCCCACCCCTTGAGGCATAACTTGGTCCAGGTCGATGCCGGTCCGCTCCAGGTAGACCAGTTGGGTGTTATCACCCGTAGCAAGAAAATCGGTCTGCATTAAATGGGTATCGGTGAGGTAGTACATCACCGGGTAATAGTTGGTGTCAGTCAGCTCGCCGTAAGTTAGGTTCAGGTCAGAAAAGGCAATGCCTTGCGCGTCCAGGTCACCGAAAGTGATTACCTCGCCGGCCTTGGCCGCAAAGAATGCGCAACGCACGTTCGGCAAATCGATAAAGGTGAAGGTGTTATCCAGCCAGTTATAGATTAATGCCCGGTTGGCCGGGCCATCGGCGTTGGTAGAATAAACCGTCCAGATTTCCTTGGTTTTGTGGTTGGTCACACAACGTACTTTATCGCGCTGGGCCAGCTCACCGTAAAAGGTTCGATTAACGCGGCGGTGCGCCATCGGTTTCATGCTTAAACCGTCGTGGACAAAAATTTCGGTAGCACCCACTACAAAGTGATTGCGGTCAAATGCGGCCACCGCATCGCGACAGAGAATGCCCTGATCGAAAATAGTCTCAAACGAAAAAGTAAATTGCCCGCCCACCAACTGCATCAAGTAAGTGGCGTCTTTCGAATAGACAATATTGGCGGACCCCATCGGCAGGCAATCCACCAGCCGTGAAGCCCCGCTATCAATCGGGTTAGCGCCAGCTAGATTGGTAGTGTCAGCCACGTCCCAAGTCTCAGGCACACCACCCGGCTCGGCCTCATCACTCCAGCGCACTGTATTCGGGTATTCGACTCCGCCCTCAGTTACACCCAACGCAATCAGGAAATTTTTATAAGGGCGCACACAGTCGGCGCGCAGGTCAGACGGCCAGTTAGGCAAGTCTTTAAATTCGATATCGTTGGGCCCTTTGATTTGCGGGATATCCTGACCGTTATTGAAAATGATTGATTCGCCCCAGGTGGTCGCATGCCAATTACTGCTGCTGTAGCCGTCCGCATAATCTGCCCCTGTGCGGTCTACAAACGTCTCGTTCTCGCGGAAATACAACCGGGTGGCAGAGGCGTAGGCGAGCTGAGGCGCTTCGCCGGCAATCCAGCCCGCCCCCCAAACAGGGGGTTCGGACAAAGTTTCCAGGGCATAGGGGGCCGGCATGGTCAGCACTGCACCATTAGAAAAGCGGACATTTTGTGCCCGGCTGAATTCATTAATCTGCAGTTCATAGGCGGGTGAATCGCAGTTGACTCCTCTCTCACCTAGCTGGCGAATCGGAAACAAGGCCATCAGTTAAGCCCCGCCGCTTTCATGGCATCAGTAATTGCCGTGGCAATCTCGCTGGATTTGGGTTCCCCAGTCTTGATAATCCAGCTCAACGCCATACTTGGCTGCATGGTGCTGACTGTATGGCTGTGCTTCCCATCGTCATTGATATCGTGACTATGCTCCTGGCCTCCGCCCTGGCTCTGTATGGAAACCTCGCGGCCATCCTTATCGGAGGGGTCATAGTCCGGGCCAATCGAAGAGCCTTCATTCTTGGTGGAATCCCAGACCGTCGCACCACCGTGGTCATGGGGCGGCATCTCACCAACAGTCAATGCATGGCCCTTCGTTCCGCCATGGTTATGGGCGCCGCTCTCAGAAGTGGTGGCAGTGGCAGCGCCGTAAGTCATACCATCTTGAAACGTGGAACCGTTCGCACCAATAACCGCCACGCCGCGAAGGTCTGGAGTGTCGTTGGTACCGTCTGCTAACTGCCAGCCAGCCGGTATTGCCGCATAGTTAGTGGGCCACGGCTTGATGCTTCCTTTCTGCTCTAGGTGCGGCAACACATAAGAACCGAGCTTATTGGCTATCGAGGAAATAGCCCCGGGCAACGCATTAATTTCTGTCTCTGATAAAGTGACATTAGCCTCACCGCTAAAGCTTTTAAAACTCCCTTTTAAGGCGGCCTTAATCAGCTTCAAATGGTTATCTGTACTGCCGGCAGGGTCTCCCGCTGTGGGGTTCGTCACCACTAACTCAGCAATATTACCCGCAGTCTCTAACGGCATATTTCACCCATAAAAAAAGCGCCCGGAGGCGCCTTGCGGTTTGATTGATTTTAAGAGCCGCCCAACTGGCGCCCCAAACTAAGAGCCGTAATTACAAATAAATCCTATCGGCTTTGAATTTGAAAACTCCATCGTCACTGACTTCAGTGCAGAGAAAGCCTTTATTGATATAGTTCGCACCATCTGGGTCCACGGTCGTGGTGGCGACATTGCGTACATAGTCCCCCACGCGCCAAACGCCTTTTGTTGGCGCTCCGCTGCGGGTTTGGAACTGTCGCTGCCCAACCTGAACAAAAGCCTCTGACTCCTCATTGAGATTGAGACGGTTATCACTGCCAATAACACGGCTCACACTAATCGCACCATCTTGCCGATAATTCTGTCCGTTATAGGCTGCATCGTAGTCGCCAAATACAGGGACATGCGCCCCTTGGACTGATTCGATATGGATTTGGTGCTCGTCTTCTATTTCCATAACCAGCGCCACAAGCACATCGATTGAAGGCTCGCCCAGTAGCTTCAGTTCGCCAACATAGTGTTTCCTTGGGCCGGAGAGAGAGACGTTTGGCAAGGTGACATTAATTCCTTCATAGCGGATAAGATTCGGCACATCGCCAGCATCACCTTCATGTCTGGAAATAATGCTTTCTACCTGACTATTGAGGGAGCGAACCCGCAGAGACCGGCGGTTGAATATCAGTGTGCCGATATTGCAAATTCCGGTTTCTATAGTGCCAGCGTTGCCTGATTCGTATGTGGTGGTTACATCTAGCTCGGCATAGTTGCACTCAAAGGATTTAACATTTTGTACTTTGAGACAATTGGAGCGCCCGCCCCTGATTTTTAGTTTATTTATTGATAGGGTTTCTACGCCAAGAAAACTGTTGTCGTTCTCAAGGTCACAGAGAAATCCATCACTGCCATCGTAAACAGGGTCAAAATCTATCTCCACACTACCCAAATCAATAAGCTTGATGGTGCTGGTGCCTTGGTTGCCAATACTGAAGCCTTTGAAGTCACTGTCATACGATTCAAAGGAGTCAACCTTGAAACGCTTCATATCTTTAGCGATATGCAGACGAAGGGCTGAGTAGCCACAGTTGCGCCCAATAAATCTCGAACAGTAGAAGTTATCACCCGATACCCTGCAGCCGATAAGTTGCTTTTCACCCCCGCTAGGCATTGGTGAATTGATGCAGGTTAAGCGGCCCATGCTGACGTTATCGCCCGGTATGAGTAGGGTCGCGAAGCTATCGTCAAACGTGCCGGTTTCATCCGGGTTGTTTCCGTCAAAAATCAAGTGCCCGGAGGTCTGCACATCATCGCCGATTATCAAGACGGGGTCGGTGCCGGTATATCCGCTGCTGTATCGCTTAATAATGAACTCGCCAGCGCGCACTATTAATCCGGCCGGCCAAGTGTGTCCTCCATCGGTCAGCAAGGTGCCACTGCCAAGGTCAAGCGGTAGCCCCAACGAGTCCGCGATACCGTAGGCCATGGCAAACACAGCGCCCTCATCACCAACCCCGGTAAATCCGCACTGCTTCAAGTGAATGACTCCGCCCGGCCAAAGCGGCCTGGCCCAGAGCCCACCGAGGTCAATAAGTGCAATATCGCCATTGCTGGTGGCTACGATTTCAAACTCATTGCCACCACCATCACCAGGCCAGCGAAAGCCGAGCGTAATGGCTACGTCCCCGACCTTCAGCTCCTGAGATGCAACCATTTCGGCAAAAGTGTTGAAGGTGCGGGTACGGCCGGCAGTTAGAGCGGAATTCTTGAACTCTTCCGCTTGGTCACGGCTAGCCTTTGCCTGCAGGACTAAATCTCCCACTTCCTCCACGCCGACACCCACCGCACGATAGAAGCCGGCCATTAGTAAGCACTCCGAACTGCCATAACACCGCCCGACAGCTCATCGCGTTCAGCCATATCTTGAATCTGCTCTAAAGCCTGCTGGTATTTGTGCTGCCATAGCGGTAAACGGGCTTCATTCTCGAGGAAAGGCTCAGCCTCAATCAGACTCGCGTACAGATACAAATCAGGAGCCACAGCCAACACGTTGCAGGTATCGCTGTCGGCACTTAAACCTGACTGGTCTTGCCAGTAGTTCAGCTCAAGCTCGCCAGCAGAACTGGGAGTGGGGTATAAGCGCAAGTAGCTACCACGCCGAGCGAAATACCGGGGCGTTTCACCGGCCAGATACTGGCGGTTGTCGCGGTCGCTGATGCGGTCCAGCACAATCCCATCCCAGCGCACAGAACGCATTTCGAGATAATCAGCAGGCAGTGGAGCACCGGCACTCGTGCTGTAGCTATCACTGGCCACCGTGGCTTCATTGGCAGGGCAACGCAGCTCGCGATATATCCGCGCCTCTGCCATGCGAATAAAGTCAGGCACACGGGCTAGTATTTCGTCGTCATCCTCGCGGTTTACCCACTCGGCGACGGCGGTTTTCAATTCGCCGTAATTGGTGATTGCCACTTGTTACCCTCAAAGAATTTCTGCGAGCGTCCACCCATAATGCAGCGTGGAAACTCGGCACGGATTATTTGATCGAACTTGCGTTGCTCAGCAGGTGACATTTTCCCGTATCGAATAGGGTCCATTTCCTGGCCGTATTTTTTGATAATGTCGAGCTGAACCGTTGGAGGAATACTAAAGCGAAGACGGCGATAATCTTCTTTCACTGCACCCGCTTCTATTTGATGCCGGCGGTGGTCCTGCTGAGCAAAGAAGGCTTGCTCATTATCTTTGCGGACCTGATAGACAGTGCCGTCTTCAATCGCGAAACTTTCGTGTGTTCTGGCCATAAAATTAGAGCAATAAAAAAGGCGCCCGGAGGCGCCTTAGTTTGAGAAAGTTAAAGCTTAAGAGGTAGTGATGTTCTCAATCACAAAGCTGGTTTTATCATTGAGGCAGGCCAGTGTTAGCTCAGTTTTCCACATCATTTTTTGATTGTGGCCAGTTATTGCGAGCGGCACCAGCTTAGTTTTCTGCAAAATATCAGCAGACCAGAACTCTGAATCAAGACCGAGTATTGTGGAGGTATCCATATACCGGCCTTTAACCACTGAAACAGAACCATGAGGCGTATCAATGATGTCGATACAGTCAACCAGCCTCTTCTCTTCCACTTCGCGATTTCGTCCAGACTGCTGTGCAAATCCTGCAATAGGGTCAGCGTGAATAGGGTTAATCAGAAGCGTTTCAACATTGCCACCATTGTTATAGGTCGCTAGCTGGCCGGCCTTTATCGATGCCTCACCATTCGACGCAGTGAATGCAGCACCGTGGTCCACCCGACAATCACTATGAACCTGCACTTGCGCGCAATCCATTTTGTCCGGCACGTTGTTACCATCACCGGTCTGTCGAGTTTGCTTGCCCGCACCGTTAAAGGCGTACTCAATATCGTTCTTGAGTTCGCGGAGTTTTACGGTGGACTGGTCCTTCAGCTCACTCGAGCGGCCGTGCTTTTTAATCTCTTCAAGTGTGTCAGAGATTTTGAACGGCTTATCCATCAACTGGCAACGATTGTTCATCATCGCTGTTGGCGTGTAGCCGAACGTGCCGATATCAGCCCCTTCTGGCCGTGCATTTTCGCCTGGCGCAGTGGTGTCCCGCTTTTGCCATTCGTGAAGCTTCCCGCTTGCTTTCCCGTCTTTGATAATGTTCAGCATCGGCTGGTCTATCAATTTAGTTTCGAAGATTGCATCTTTCACATCTTCGGCGTTACCTACTGAGTTGTATGTGGTAGTCATTGCTAATTTCCTAAAATGCGGTCGATTTCACTATTTACTGCGTGAGCTGTAAGACGGTTTTGAGCAGCCCGGTCACCCTTTGCCGCTAGTGTGCGGTCTCGCTTTATTGCGTCCGCGCGCTTCTGTGCAACCGTGCGGGGCTTACCCGCCGCCTTCTGCTTAATCGTGCGTTTTACTGTTTGGGGTTTAGGTTTAGGTTTGACTTGGGCCTGCTCGGCCTTCATCTGGTTAAGTAATGCGGAAATCACCCAGGGGCGGGTTTCGTTGGCTATTTCATCCTGGGGCACACCTTTCTCAACTGCGTACTTCAGCACCGAGTGATACAGCTCATTGCTCCAGTCTGAGTGCATTTCTTGCAGGGTTTCGACTGCCTCCTTGGCCTTGCGCTGATGGTCTGCCTTTCGCTGCTCCTCGGCCTGCCCCTTCAGTTTCTTGCGGGCTTCCTCAACCTGCTGAAAACCTTGAAGCGCAACTTTGTACTGCCCTTGCAGCTCCTGATACTTCGCCGGGTCATTGGCCTGCAGCTCTTGCCAGTTAACGCTGTCGAACTGAGCCAGCGGCCCTTTCAGTTGGTTTTCCAGGAACTGCAAACCCTGGTCAAGCTGCTGGTATTTCTGGTCAGCCTGCTTTTGGGTGTCCGCGAGTTTTTGCTGCCTTTTGGAGTGGGTAGCTTGATAGTTTTTCTCGGCATCCCGCCAGGCCTTCACCTGGCTGAGAGATACTTTCTCGCCATCCACCTCGAAAGAGGGCTCGTCGGTTGATTCACTTTCGTCGCTGGTGTCTTCGCCCTCCTCCTCTGTTTCATTTTCTGTTTCGTCTTGCTCCTCTTCACTGTCCTGCTCCAAGGATTCGCCATCGGCTTCACCGATAGCTTCGGTTTCACTTCCATCTTCGGTCGCGATCTCTGAGGAGTCGCCAGCAGAAGTTTCAGATTCAGCTGCTTCAGTTGAATCACTGGATTCGCCCAACGCTTCGGAAAGAGCAGCATCGATTGCAGAATTTTCTAACATGGCCGGTTATGCCTCTGTTGGTTGGTAGTAGCTGTTTAATTTTTCGGTGACGCGATGCAGTGCGCGGGATTGGCGATGCAGCTCCTCGCGCTGCTGCGGGTTTTCACAGTGGAGCCACTCGCTTTGGATATCGGCAACCACGTCCTTGACCGCCTGCTTAAAGGCCGGGCTATCCCAAAGCTGTTTGGATTGAGCCGAGCGCGCACGGGCTGACAGGCAGGTATTAGCAACCCGCTTAAGTAGTTTTTTCATGGGATTAAATGCTTACGTTGCGGTCCTGCCGGCGCTCGAGGGCGAGCTCCAGCTCATCAATAGTTTGGTCGTGGGCTTCGGCGTCTTCAGCCAAGGACTGCTTGCGGTCACCAAGGGAGGCATCGGTCATTTGTTTCTGGCGTTTCAGGTCCAGGTCTCCCAAGGCTTTCACTTTCCGTGTCTCTGCATCCTGGGCCTTGATACCAAGCTCCTGCTGGTTAAACTGCTGCAGTACCGCCTGGAGCTGCTGGTTTTGCATTGTCATCTGCTGCAGCTGCTGCTGGGCCTGCATTAGCTGTTGCTGCAACTGTGCCGGGGTGCTGTTTGGGTCCGTCAGGAATTCCGGCGAAGGCTGGCCGGACAGCTTGAATATCTCGCGCAATACAGAGTATTTATTCTGCGGCGAGTAGATGGCCTGCAATGAGGGGTCCATCTGTGCACCCTGAGTCAGCGAGTTATGCAGCACCATCAACGTGCGCGCGCGCATCTCGGCATCATCTGGGGTAAGGGCCGTGGTCACCTCCATATCAACACCCTCCCCCATTTCCTGTGGGTTGAGCTGCTGCCACTCGCCATCAACCTCAGCTAGCAGCCCCTCCTGGTCGTGCTCCAGGGCTAAGGTGTAAATCTCTTGGAATATCGGGATTAAAAACAGCTCGGCGTAACGCCTGGCCATGCCCATCATTCGCCGCATTGCTGCGCTGGTCATGCGGTTAATCATGTCATCGGCGTTTTGATTGCTGATAACGTCCTGATTGAGCCCGGAAGTTAAACGAGACACGCCGGCCCGGTGCTCTTTATCTTGGTTGAGCATCTCCAGGGCGGGCATAGTCAGCGGCGTTAACTGTGGGGCTGGGGTTGGCAATACGTGGTCGGTAACTGGACCGGTTGCTTCCTTCTTGAGCCAGTGAGTCGCACCAACAGGGTTATCAATCCAGTCAGCAGGATTAACAAATGCACCTTGCCGAGCGATACGAGATTGATTATTGGAAATCAGCAGGTTGTCTACTATCTGCCGCTTAATGGTCGCCTTGAGCTTTTGAATGTCGCCAATAATGTCGTACATGGACAGGCCGTCATATCGATGAGCTATCCGAAGTGCAGCCCAGCTGAAGTACGGCATGCGCTGCACCTCTTCAACATCAAGAATGGTGTTGCCCACCTTAAAGACCTGATGCAGCTGTGCGATTCCCTTGCCCTCGTCATCCCACCAGATAAACAGCTCGTAAAGCTCCAGGGTTTCTTGCGAGGGCTCGCCAAGCAGGTCGTCGCCAGTCGTTACACCTTCGCGGGCCTGCTCTTCCATTTCATCCTGTGAGTCACCGTCAGCAGTTAGGCCAGCAACTACTGTGGGGTCAAAGCCCATCTCAACCAGCTCGGAACGGGTAACCTCGCTCTTCTCCCCCCAGAAGCGGGCCTTGCTCGGTTCGGTGGCGTTCGGGTCTCGAACCACACGCTCAGGGGCAATAACCTCAACGACAACACGAGAGGCATCAACGGGAACTCTCAGCTCAGCATCAATCAGGCCGGTGACCTCATCTTGCACCGCCTCGATAATCTCAGCCTCAGAGTTTTTCAACTGCTCATAAGCTTCAGGAGGGATTCCCTGCACCTGCTCGGTTTTATATTCAGTCTCCTCATTCCAATAGACTTTGGCCGTGCAGTTCTTGGCTAATAGCGCATCCTGGATTGAGTCGTGAAGGATGGAATAGCCAGAATTGTTTTTATTAAACACGCGATTGCAGTAACTGGTGCGCAGCTTTGCCTGCAGCACGTCATTCTGGTCTTGCGGGGTAAACTTTACTGTCTCCCGGTTGGAGCCGAACACCTCCAATAAAATCTCTTTGGCATCCTCCACCGCGTCGAATACATCACGGCTTACATAATCGGAACGCCCTTCGCGTTCATTGCCGAAGGGCTCGCCGTAGTAATATTTGTACGCCTGGGCACGGTCATCGGAATTGGTGGAATCGTCATCGCCTTCTGATAGCTGAATGCACTGCTCAGCCAGCTTCAGAATTTCGCCTTTAGTTTTTGCCATCAGTAACGGATTCCAGGGTTGGAGCGTGAGTAGTCGAAGTTATCGGCACCGCTGCGAGTCTCGCCAAACCTGGCAACACTGAGCGCGGAGTACCTGAAGCCATCCATAAAGTCATCATCAATCTTGACGATTCGCCCGTTCTTACGATGGTATTTTCTGAACTCATCCCAGAACGGTTTGACCGTTGAGAACACCTTGAGACGCCCGGTGCACATCCTTTGGTAAAGCTCTTGAATTCCAGGCTCTACAAAGTTGGTGCCGTCTTCGTTGGTGAACTTGATGTGCATGTTCACATTGAGTTGGCGGTATTGGTCGGCCATGGTTTGGCCTGAGCCCTTCTCAACACTGTCCCCATCATGGGGATATATCACCGGGATATAGTCACCACGAGAGTTAATTGCAGCCGCATGGATTGCAGGAACCTCGCCGCTCTTTGCGTATCCATCGAAGACGTAAATTATGTCCGCGTCCGCATCGTATGCAGTCCAACAAACTGCTGTGTCATGAGAAAAACCGAAATCAATGGCCGCGCACTTCTTCCAGTGGGGCGGCAGCTCAATCGGGTCGATTTTTATTGAGTCTTCCGATACCGGGTAAACCATCCCTTCACCCAGGAGAGGAATACCTTTTGTTCTCATATCTCGCTGGTAGGGAGGGAATGCCGCAAGCAGCTGCTCTTTGGTGGAATCATCAAGGTGCGGGGCATCATCCCAGGTCACGGTCTGCAAATACTGTCCCTTCTGGCGGTCTTCCATAAACTGAGTCACCAAGTCGGTCATACCATTTTCAGGGGTGAAAGTGAGTGAGGCCCAGCCGCCTTTGTTGCGGTTACCTGTTGCAGTCCTGGTTAGTGTTTGCGGATATATTTCCGAGTCTTTAGGCTCTTCATCAATCCACCCATAATCGACTGATGCGCCCATTAGGACATGTTGGCCTTGGGCGTATGCCTTGAGGCTGATTTGCGAATAGTTCACCACGTCACCGCCGGCACCGTGACGCACATAAATATCCTTGGCCAAGCGCGGAGTCCCCATCGCTGGCACAACCTCATGAATCAGGTCTTTGTGAACCAGCCCGGTGCCGTCGAACTGCCCACCGTAATAATTACCGAACAGTTCTTTCTGCATCACATCACGAATCTGCTCGCCGGTGACGCCTAGCCCCCAGGTGTAAGGGGCATAATTAAAAGTGATTCCCGGCCACCAATCTGGGTACTCACCAATTAGATGGCTTGCGACTTGGTAGGCTTCAGATGCGGTCTTTCCCACCCTATTCGCTGCCATAAGTAGGCACTGCTTATGGGCTTGAAAAGCGCCATACCACTGCAGCTGCCAGTCATACGGCTTAAAGTAATGCCGCTTGTTGTATTTCTTATGCTCCTTGACCGTCTGCAGGGCTTGAGCCAGTCGTATTGTCTCCGCTGGGGTCAATTCCATGCTCCTGCAAAATCGCGTTGGCTTGGTCGATGGTCATGCTTATGCCGCCGCTGTGTTCGGTCTTCTGGTCAATGTCGAGCTTCTGCCCGTATTTCTTGGGCTTGAGCTTTTCCATTAGCCATTTGCGTGTATCAACTCGAAGGCGAGAGCGCTGGATGTTCTCGGGGTTAAGTGATTCCTCTACTGAGCCATCTCTTGTCTGCCGGTCCATGTAATCATTGGAGCTATCGTCAGCTATCTCCAGCAGCTCCTCGGCCATAACGAAAGTCGAAACCTCTTTCGCCTGTGCGTACTGGTCGCAAAACTCTGAGTTAGTAGCCAACCAACGTATTACTGTGGACTTGTCCGGCATGCCTTCCTGAACACATACCTCACGCAGACTGAGACCTTCTGAGAGCAATATGCAGATAGTGTCAGCAAGCTCTTGGGTATACAGGGTTGGCCTAGCCATGGTTACTTATCCAAAATGCTTATGTGGCCATCGTCATAATCATTTAGCCACTGACGTTGCCATACGGTGGGAACGCCGTTCACGTTGAATGTGACAGTCTCCTTATCGGACGCTATCACTCTGAGGCGTTGGGCCTCTATGTTGACCAGAGTTCCCGGTTTAAATGGGTCGGGCCTGCCCTTGAAAAAGGTTTTGAGGAAGCCCTGCTTTTCAGTTTCCTTTGGCGACTTTCTACTTCTCACTGTTCTGACTCTCCTTGTGCTGCTCTTTCATAAGCTTGTGCCGCTGGTGGGAGTAATACCAATTCACTGCCAGGCCTAACGCAGCTATCACTACACCAACAAGACCAAGCCAATTATCAGCAAGCCAACCGGCGAAAGTGCCCGCACCTACAGCGGTGATATAACTGGCCTTATCCGGTATTTCCCGCATTGCGTCGTGTAGGGTCATTGTTTCACCAGCGCGTGAGTCTTTTCTTTGCTGCCCTGGCTGGAACCAAACCAAAAGGACATGATTCGAGGTACTTCCCCAGTCATAACCCCCAGCATTAAGACGCACATATCACGAAGCTCTGGGCCTAGGGTTACCTCTCCACTGAATAGGGCAAACAGAAGAGCAAAGTAGCCACCAATGAATGCAACAGATAAGGCCATCTGAGCGGCAAGCCCACTCTTGACCCCCATATCCCGTGCACTCTTCCTGTCGTCAACCTCAAGGGCATATACATCAATGTCGAGTTCACGCATTCTCAGCTTGAAATCATTATCAAGTGCTCGGAGCTCAACTAATTTTTCAGGGCTGGCATTTAACACAAGCTCGGCAATATCTTGCTCTTGGGCTTCGCTGTCACCAAGGAAGTGTTCGGCAAGGAATTTGACTGCCGTTCCAGCAACAGGACTACCCAGGGCGGCGCCCAGTGTGGGGGCCACACTTTTAACAATGGCTTTCCAATTCATCAGTAGCTCCACACTGTGGGGCGGGTGCGCTCGCCGGGTATTGATTCGAGGTCATCCAGGTGAAGGAATCGCCCTTTGAATGCCCCCTTCTGTTTTACCCCTATACCGGTGAAGCCTTCCTCCTGGGCTATTTGGATTAACCGATAGGCCCTGCCTGACGCCACCTGCACATCAATAGCCTGCCCAGTGGCATGGGTCATGGTGGCATTCAGTCGGGCATTATGTGCTGGGCAGCGGTAACCGGAATTGATGACCATTGGCTTGCCAAAGCGCTCCCTGACTCTAATCAGGCGTTTTAGCGTTTCATCTTTAAAATGATTTTTGCCACAGCAACGACAGGCCAATTCCGACTCTGTGAAGTAGTCGTTTTGGAACATGGGAGTCTCAAATTTCAGGCATAAAAAAACCGGCGGGGGAGCCGGTTTAAAAAGGATGAACGGTCGCCGCATTAAAACCTCAGCAGCTTTACACATGTTAGCGTGTACACGTGTACACTGTCAATTAATACAGCCTGTATTTAAAGCCAGTTATGCGGCATTTTGTGCCAACACAAACGCTTCTATAGTCCCCTCTATTACTCGGCACATATTTATCACCCAGCTTTTACTCTGTCCTGCCTTCCTACACACATCAGGCATTTCCCATTGGTAATAATATCGAAGCCAGAAAATCATGCCTTCAAGCTGCGCCTTCTTTTGGTCTCTCCGTTTGCGTACCACATTTAGATATGCAAGCACGGCCGCATCTGTCATCTCTGCCCTCTGCTCATTTATCGGCTCTGGGCTCTCTCTATTCCCTGATACCATTTCCCGACTAAAAGCAGACATCCGGGGCCAGGATACAGAATCCCCTGCTCTCTCTGGATAGGCCCGGGACCACTCCCACAATAAGTCACGTATTGCTATTTCTGACATTGGCTTCCCCTTAATTAAGCGCCCTTGTTACCCGCCGCACCTTCGCCTCAAACTCAGCCAGAGAACCGTTGTTCTCTATGACAATATCGGCATGGTCTGGGCGCACGGTGATTGAGTCTGGGGATTCGTTAGGCAGACGGTCACCAGCATCCACCCAGATAGCCAGGTCAAATAATCCCGCCTCTTTAGCTGCTAGAAATTCATGCTTGCAGCGGATGCCGCAATAGATGTCGTATTTACTAAATATTTCCCGAGCAAGTCGCGCTTTATCTGGGGTGTTGTATTCCTTAATCAGCTCGTGCCAATCTGCTCGATGGTTGGCGCGGTCCTCATAGCACTCATCAACATTTCTATATCCATATGTTGAAGCTAGAGCGGGAAAAACTATTGGTTCAGCAGCAAATCTTGATGATGATACGTAGTCGATGCCCGACTCTTCGCAGAACGTATCTTTGCCGTGACGGCCATTACCCATAACCATTAATTTCACGTTTACTCTCCTACCATTGCCAAGTTGACTGTATGCCGCTCTACTTCCCCAAAATCTTTATGAATAACCAAACACTTACTATCTTGGAGTGCTCTATATCCACCCCAGGTCGCATATGCATCTTTTGCTGCTAGTGTTCTGAACGACTCCACGACGCAACCTGCATGTTCTTTTTTTGTGTCGTGGTGAATATGGCCAGTTAGCCAATAGCGGTATTCGGTTTCGCCCCACAGTTTTGCCTGGTCTGCTGCCATGACTCCCGGCAATCTATCCGATTTACAGCTATGACCGTGGTGCACACCGAACAAATTCTTGCCGTGGCGGAAATAGTGGAACGGCGCGGGGCTTGTATCAATTTCTACCCGAGACTCCCCTTCGTACATATTGGCGAGCGCCACGCTGAGAAATAACGCACCGGTATCATCGTGGTTACCAACAGCATTGATTACCCGAACGGATTCATGGTGCGCGAGGGCTGAGGCAATCATTTGTCGAATGATTTTCACTCCAACCCAAACCATTTTTGCGTATCGACCATCCAGGTCTAATGTGTGGCCAGACCGTGCAGTGACTCCTGCCATATTGTCTACGTGGAAATAATCCCCGAGATTCACAATGACAGCCTGTTTGCATTTCGGGGCAGTTCTCACCAGCCGGTCAAATACTCCGCAAAATTTCTCTTCCGCTATATTTAAGTCCCAATCTTGGCCGGTCTCAGCTCCCCACGACAGCACACCGATGTGCGGGTCACCGAGTGGGTAAACTGCCATCAAATCGTCATTGCAGTGCGCCGGGGCTTTTCCCGCTTTAACCTTTGGGAGAGTCTCGGCCAGCGCCTGACACGCCTCACGCATTAACTCTGCTTGTCGCTCCCGGTCCTCCATGGATTTAACCCACTGGTTTCGGACCTTGCCATCTTTGTCATATAGAGTGGATACGCCTTTTACCTTAAATCCATCGGGTACAGTCTTGGTCATGTCATGCTCTGGTGACCACCCCTGTCTTGCGGCTTTCTTTTCCAGTGAGCTTTTAACTATCGATACTCTCGCATGTGAAATACCCAGCTGGCGAGCCGCCCCGTTTACACCATGCTCAATGCTGGCCGTATAAATCTCTGCCTGTCGTTCTGTCTCTGCAAAATCCGCTGGCCCCATTAGCACTCCCTCCGCTTTAGTAGTAACCGCCTTTTTCTATTGAATATCCGCTTAATCCTTTCGCAATACTCCCGGTTGAATCTCCGTATTCCGTTATTATTTTTCAGCCAGTCAACTCGGCGATTACCTATCCTCTCCCTTAGATTTAATTCGTATTGCACGGCTACGGTCTCCGCTTTGTGGGCATATTTGGCAGAGCCCCCGTTACAGCTTTTGCACTGCCGATGAATATTCCAAAGGTTGAATCTCAGGTGGCCGGCCGCACCCCTAGAGCGGAAGTGGCCAGCATCCCAGGCGCCGCCAACTTTCCAGCCCTGCTCCACTTCTATTTCCTGCTCCGGGCGACTGCAGGAGGGGCAAGGCTTACCTCTGTCCCTCTCTCGCACATAGGCATTGATTGAGCGCTGGGCTTCGGCGATGAGCTGAGAATCAGTCTTTAGCTCCTGCTTTCTCGCTCTGGTTTCAGCCTTGAATTTTTTGGCTTCAAGCTTCTTTTGCTTCTCTACTCGCTGAAAACCCAAATCAACCAGATGGTCTACGCTACAAACAAAATCCAGCCCATTGATAATTCCGTGCGCTACCTCTCGGCGGGTTTTGCAGATTTTGCACTTGCGGTAGCGAGGGCCCATTAGCTTTCTCCCTGGCGCTTCAGCTTCATGAATTCGCCCTCACCCGGCACTGTCAGGAATAAACCGCGCTCAGTTGCCCAGGCTAGGTGCATATCCATCATTCTGAGCATCTCGCCTTTATCACCGCTGGCGGTTTTGTAGCGCTTACCGTTTGCATCAAGCCCCAGGTGCTGACTCACAAACAACTCATGCGCGTCCTGACCATTGAACGGGCGTTGGCCGTAGGGCTTGCCGCCTTTCATGCAGAGAGGCATGGTTGCACCTCTCGCTGCCATCCATTCAGCTGTTTCACCCATCCACATGCGCCACGTTTTCATCATTGGCCAGCTGTTGGGGTTATGCTGATTCCACTTGAATTTCCAGGGCTTACCTTTAAGGTCCAAGCTCTTGATGAACTTAAGCAGTCGAGCCTTGCTGAACTCGTCACGGATTAGCTCCTCTGCCATTAGAACCACCCCAGATAGGCAACAGGGACTACTCGCACTGCTCCACCACCCCAGCCAGGGCGTTTTTTCAACTGCTCCTCGACAGTGTCTTGCCAGTTGAGGCATTCGATAATTTGACGCTCTTCGTAGATCCCGCTTCGCCTAGTCGTGTGAATACTGCCTTCAGCAGAAAAGAGGTCATACTCATTCTTTTGATAGACGATTCTCACTTGCCACCGATAGCGACACCCAGTCATCATGCTTGCAAGGTGCTGAAACTTACCCAAGGCGCACTGAAACAAGGTTTTTTCGCTCACGATATATCCCCCCCTACTCCAACCCAACCAGAAACCAAACACCTGAACCAACCACCACAACCAAAAAAAATAACTCCAGGCATAAAACCGTTTTTGTTGGGGCTGGCTCATCCATTACGCGGCGTCCTTCATGTACTCGACGTATTCGTCAAGCTTCTGTTGCGCCTCGGCTAAATTTTCTCGGTGAAACACACCCAAAAAATCCCAGGTGCCACGGGCAATACACTTTTGCGTCCAAATCGTGTTGGCAAAAACCACGTTTACACGGCGCGGATGCTCTGTTTGAAAAACTGCAAGCGGGCTGCTTGGGTCGGCTTGAGAAATACGCTCGATGGCTTTTGAGATTGTGATTACTGACATGATTATCGCTCCGTGATGTTTTGGGTTTACCAAGTGGTGTCTGTAAGTATTTCGGTCACTGACCGGTCTCGGGTGCGCTGCAGGCTGTGCACTTGAGCCTGGGGTGGACTTGACCTTTCGCGTCTTATCCAGTTGCGCCAAGTAGCCAGCCAATCTGCCTTGACGCCTCGCTGGCCAGATTGGGCCACCCAGTAATCTTTGAACTCGTCGGCGATATCGTGAATCCGGTTAATCAGGTCAGGGCGGATTCGCTGCGCTTCAGTGCGGAATTCTTCGGTCAGAGTCCAGTCGCCAGGAAGTCGTGTTCCACGCTTGGTTTGGGATTTCGGTTTTCGAGTGCTTGCGGGAGGGCGCTCTTGCGCACTCTCAGACTGGTTACTTAGTCCAGTATTTACTTTGTTATATTCTTTACTTTGTTGTGTCGGATTTACCGTATACGGTGAAACCGTATCTGGATTTACCGTATCCGGTTTTTCAGGAAGTGGCTCCTCCAGGGGTTCCTGGGAGTCTCTAGGGGTATCGGAAATTTCATAATCTGTACCGAGAATCTTCCCCCCGTCGCTGCGTCTTACAATGCGCTCGCAATAACCAGCATCAATCAGCTCGTTTAGCAATTTGTATATGCGGTCCCGACCTTCCTGGGCCTCTCTGGCAAGTGCTGCGGCTGACACTTCCCAGTCATCAGGCTTCGATAGAAGATGCAACAGAAGCCCGCTGGCAGCGAATGAGATACGGCGGTCGCAGACAACCGAGTTGGCCACTACTAGATAATTTGAGGATGGTCGAGCACCGCGGCGAATCATAAGGCACCGCCTAGTTCTTCAATGAGGTTTTCGGGAGTCTCTGGGGGTTTGGCTTGACGGATAAAATCGTCCACAACTTCATCACATAATTTTTTTATGCCTTGACGTTCTAATTTCCCAACTTGTAATTCCGCGTAATTTTTTGATGGTTGGGCAGGGATTTTTTTACGCGACTCATTGCGAGGTAGCGCATTAACAGGTCTTTTGGCCATGGTTTGCCCCTGAATATTTTGCTCTTGATGGGTTTACTGCTTAATTTTTATTGGCACCACGATAAATTCAGCTAACAGCCCCCTGCACTGAACTTGCCTTAAATAAAATCAACATACTTGAAAGGGCTTTCTTGAGGTCTTCAGGAGTCTTCGCGGAGTAAACGGGAAGCGCCCCTTTAACCAAAATTCTCAATATCTGTTCATGCCCCAAATCCAATTCATTCGAGAGGCTTTTTAATTGCTCGTATGTAGGCATGGGTACGCGGACATTGCACTTACGTAGGTTGGTCTCCATTGCTGTTACCTGAATCATCCTTGGTTTGAAAAGTTGCTTTCAGCTCTTCGGCTGTTAGTGAAACTAAACATCTATCCCCAAATGTCTGGGCGGCACTCAGCTAGGCTTACGTCACCAATCAGTTCCTCGGCTAGTTTTATCGATAGCTTCGGACCTGGAAGGACCTTCATGCGGCCATACGCAATGCGCGATAGGTATCTGCCAGTGGTTCCAACCTTTTGAGCTAACTCATCCCGCTCAGACAGGCTCAGACTTTTGAGGTAGTGGTTAATTTTCATACCTGAAATATACCCATAAGGTTTAGTTTTGTCTACAGAATAAACCTTTGTGTGTTATTTCATGCGCCACAATAAACTTTTTGGGGTGATTTTTGAGGGGTTTATTCCTGCTAACATGGGGAAAGACTGGTGAATTCTTGATAAAAGAGATGGATATAAACGAGATAAGACGCACCAATATCCGACGGATAGCGGCCGACTATAAGAATCGAGCGGAATTCGCACGCAAGGTAGATAGGTCTGAGCAACAGCTCTATTCGCTCATAAGCAAAGGTGCGACCAAAACGATAGGCAACCGCATAGCAAGAGACCTTGAGGAGAAGCTGGGCCTTAAAGAGGGCGAACTAGACAGGCTTGAAAGCAGCAACGATAGCACCTCGAAAATTGCTAGCGATATTGACCTCGAGCTGCTGCGCAAATGTATTGATGCTATTGAGGTCGAAATTGAGAAACAGGGGCTTCAGGGTATTCCATCATCCAAAAAGGCCCAGGCTATAGCATTAGCCTACGGGGCGACTCGTGCAGGCAGTAATGATGATGTTGTACCGGTGGGCTTCATTATTAACGCACTTTTCTAAAACTTCAGTCTAAACCGCTAACTCTCTACGGTGCCGGCCAGAATTGCCGACCTAAGAATGGGCAGGGGGTCTATAACGCTCTCTGCCGGCTGGCTTGCGGAGTAGAGAGCAACAAGAGCTGCGCTAAAAATCCTGGGAGCCGGCATCTCCATACCCTCCTCTTCTATAACTTCCATCATAGCTGAAACACAGCTTGCAACTAGAAGCTCATCTATTTGACCAGGCTTTAACTGTTTCCGAGGCTTAGCTTTTTCAGGATGGGCATGGTCAAACCAGCCGAGCTCAAGGTTTAAGCGGGTCTCGATTTCTCGCGCTTTTTTATCGCCCAGGTTGGTAATGGGTGGGTTGTGGCTTATCTGGCTTGCGTAGCTCTCAGAGATGCCTAGCGCATCAGCAAAATCTCTATTCTTGGGCCCGTGCTTTGACCGCAGGAACCTTACATTCCGAGCTCTAATTTCTTTTATGGTAGTTATGTCTGGTTCAATCCTTGCTTTGTGCGCATGAATAACGTCGAGCCACCCCTTGTCCTTTTTGCATACGGTCTCAATCCGGCGGGCCATAGTTGTCCCAATTAGACGACGCGGGTTGGGACCGATCAATTGAGAGAGTTGGGATTGAGTTATACCTAGAGCTTCGGAGAACCCTTTTAGGCTTGCGAACTCCTCGGAAAGCCGTCTAGCATTTTTAAGCCGAATTTCACCAGCTTCCATAGCAAACGGATAGACGCTAACTTCCCCTGGAGTGTGCGGGGTTTTAGCTTGCTCGTTACCATGATAAGCGTCAAGCCAGCCATAATGATACCCTCCAGCACTCTCAATCCTGCGAGCCATGGAGTCGCCAATATTACGGCGAGGGTTCTTACCTATAACTTGTGACACCCCTGAGTTAGGCGTTTCTAACGCACGAGCAAGTGCGGCCACCCCTCCCATCTCCCTGGCAATTCGCCGAGCGTTCTCTCTTCTAATCGTCCTGATATCCATATCGACTTTCCACCCTTTCATGATGCCAGCAGGAGTTATCGTCATTGTCCCACATCATTTGGCAGGGCCTTTTTACACACTGTCGGCACTGGTAGGGCATAACACGGGCAAGGCTTGCTCGCGCTTCTTCCTGTAACTCCAGTTCTGGAGTCTCTTGCTTTATCTCAATAGAGTCAAATAGCATTTTATTCCCTTAAAGCGCCATATCGTCTTGCTTAAAGAATGTACCTAGATAAGGGCTTAGGGGGCAGAACAAATTGTGTATACTTAGAAGGTTTATGACGCCAAAACTCTACAAGTTTTACCGACACGATGTTTAGAATCGGTGTAGTAGTTCGACAAGAACGCACTAAGAGAGGGCTTACCCAAGCCGAATTAGCCGAAAAACTCTCCATTCCTTTAGCTCATGTTCAACGCATTGAACAAGGACGCTCCAAAACAGTTTCACCAAGCCTCCTTAGGAAAATAGCCCTTCAATTAGATATTGATGGCAACAAACTCCTTTCCCTACCTAATCAAGACAGCCCCCTGGCAGACCCATTGAGCCCCCTACCCAGCTCCGCCAAATCCCACCTCATTCGCTTTCTCAACGAAATATCCGCCAACCTCAAATAAAATAAACCTTTTGGGTTTACTTTCTAAATCTTGCAGGTATATTTGTTTTCAAGAATGAAAACCGCCGGAATACAGGCGTCCACCAAGCCCGGATACGGTCTCAAAGAGGACAGGGAAATGTACACAGCCAGCTCAACCGCCCCCGCCCAAGACGCTCTCAGAAGTTATGAGCGTCAACAAGACTCTCTAATCCAAGTCGCACAACATCGGCATGGAAGCCTGGAGTACATAGTTGCCAGCCTGCGCGAAGCTGTGGCTCAAAGTAAGGAGCAAGTCCCCGCTGGCAATAAATTCCATGCTGTGACCTACGACCGCTACGGATATTTAATTGCAGCTGCAAGGGAAGCCGCTGAGCTGCTTGAAACCTACCGCTGCAATCTCCCTAAAGAGCCACCTATTCCAAACGGAGAGGCTGTCACCGTCGAGATAAATATTCCGGTCAACCACCTCTCGGTAGAAAACTTCAAAACCTTCAGTCATGAGCACCGCTCAGATGAAATCGAAGTTGCTCATGCAGAGCTTATTGATGAAATCAAATTGCCAGCTGGCTGGGAGATAAATGACATCGACCTGGACCAAGACGCACTTCGAAAACACTTAATTGAGCAAATCAACTCTTAAGCCCTCCCCTCTCTAACGGAGAAAACACAATGGAAAAAATAGCAAATAAGCGCTCCCAGGCTGCAATAGATCGGTTGAAGCAAGCCTGGATAAAAGACCCATGCTGGGATATTTACGACGCGGAGGGGTTTGAGGCGCACAGGGAAGAGTTAGAAGCCTACCAGAAAGAGATGGAGCTGAAGTGGGAGCAACAAAGAAAGGAAAGAATAAACAGGCGGATGGAGTCCCTGTACTCCCTTGAACTAGGAGAAGAGGTGGGAATCAACGGGCGTTATTTTATCCGTGTTCCTGGCGGCTGGGTAATGGAGAAGACCAAAATGTCAGGAGTTTACGGGGAAATTAATGATGTATCAGTAGCGGCTGTTTTTATCCCCCTCAGCAATGAATTTCTGCCCTCCTTTTTCCAATCAAAGGAGTGAGCAAAATGTCTGAATCCAACCAAGTTATGGCAAAGCCGGAAACCCCACCGGCTACAGTTCCAGCGCCTTCAGAGGTTGCCCAAGTGCTCGCAGTTATTGAGCGTGTAGCAGCAAACCCGGAAGCGGATATCGACAAGCTCGAGCGCCTGCTGGACATGCAAGAGCGGGTTATGAGCCGCAACGCCGAACAAGCTTTCAATGCGGCCCTGGCGCAGATGCAGAGCGAATTACCAACGGTCGCTGAAACAGCCAAGGGGCACAACACCATGTACGCCCCCCTTGAAAAGATAAATGAAGCTGTGCGCCCAGCCCTGCAGAAACACGGATTCGCTGTGACCTTCCGCACCAAGCAGCATAGCAACGCAGTGGAAATAACTGCGGTTCTATCCCACAGAGAAGGCCACCACCAGGAGACCTCCCTGATTCTCCCGCTCGATACCAGCGGCAGCAAGAACGCTGTGCAAGCCATTGGCTCAACTGTCAGCTACGGCAAACGCTATGCCCTATGCGCCTTGCTAAATATCAGCACCGGTGAAGATACGGATGGAGCCCCACCGGCAAATATGAATGGGGTTGCTCCAAACCAAATCCAGCAACTTCGCAACGCAATACAAATGGCCGGAATCAGCGAACAGCAATTCTGTGCATCAGCAGGTATTGCAGACATCAACCAACTGGAGGCTTCAAGGTTTAGCCGAGCTATGAGCCACCTCCAAAGCAGGGCACAAGGAGCACAGCAATGATTATCTGCAAAGTCGAACAAGGTTCCGAAGACTGGCACCGCGAACGTGCTGGGGCAATCACTGCCAGCAATTTCTCTGAAGTGCGCAAGCGCTTGAAGAGTGGCCCGAACAAAGGCGACTTCACATCGGCAGCTCACGACTACGCCTTTCGCCTGGCAGTAGAGCGCATCAGCGGTGAACCCCTGGACGGTGGTTTTCAAACCTGGGCAATGAAGCGCGGCAATGAATTAGAGCCAGAAGCCCGCGCAGCCCATGAAGACCACATTGATATGTTTATCGAGCAAACCGGGCTGGTACTAACTGATGACCGCAAGTTTGGAGCCAGCGCAGACGGCTTAATCGGTGAGGAGGGCGGCAGCGAATATAAGTGCCTAGTTTCACCTGAGCGCCTTCGAACCATCCTGCTCGATGAAAACCTCGACGAATTCAAAGATCAGATTCAAGGCTGCATGTGGTTGACCGGGCGCAAGTGGTGGCACTTTGTCTTGTACTGCCCTGCCCTGGAAAAAATCGGAAAAGCTTTAACAGTTCGAAAAATGGAGCGTGATGATAACTACATCAACCAGCTGGAAATGGATTTATTGAAGTTCGACAAATTGGTTGAGGAGTATCGTAGCAACCTAAATAAAAAAGCCGCTTAGAAGGGATAGAAAAATGACTACAGAATTAATCGCCTCACCAGACGTTCAACCGGTCCAGATTTTCGCAGGTAATGGATTAGATGCGGTTCTGGAAGAAATCACCAGCAAAGCAAAATCTGTTGTTGCCGATGCTGATACTGCAAAAGGGCGAAAAACTATCGCCTCTATTGCTCATCAGGTTGCCCGCAGTAAAACCTACCTGGATAGCCTCGGTAAAGACTTAGTAGCCGACCAGAAAGCCCAAATCAAAAAGGTAGATTCTGAACGCAAACGTATGCGCGACTATCTCGACAATTTAAAAACGGAGGTAAGGAAGCCTCTAACAGACTGGGAGGAAGCTGAAAATCTGCGTGTAGCTGCCCATAAAAATGGAATCGCCTGCATTGAGAGGTATGCGACTGAATGTTCTGAATTGGATTCTGAAGACATTCAGAGGTTCATCGACATTGTTCAAAGAGTGATTATTGATGAGCGCTGGGAAGAGTTTGAGCCCCAGGCCGCCCGAGTCAAAGAGGAGACCTTAAGAGCTCTAAATCAGGCACTTGAGAAACGCAAAGCTCATGAGCAGCAGCAGGCAGAGCTTGCACAACTCCTACGAGAGAAAGCAGAGAGAGAGCAGAAGGAGCGCGAGGAGCGAATCGCTCAAGAAGCGGCTGAACGTGTACGCAAGGAAGCAGAGCTAGAAAAGCAAGCAGCCATTGAAGCCAAGGAGCGCGCAGAGCGCGAAGCCAAAGAATCAGCAGAGAGAGCTGAACGTCAAGCTAAAGAAGCAGCAGAGCGAGCAGAACAAGAAAAGCGTGAAGCGGTGGAACGCGAGCGCCAACGCGCCGAGGCTGAGAGACGAGCAGCTGAAGAAGAGCAGCGCCTAAAGGAAGCCAATAAGACTCACTGCCGCAAGATTAACAATGCAGCCAAGAAGGCTTTCATTGACCAAGGTTTTCAAGAAAAGACCGCACAGAAAATTGTTGAGTTAATAGTTCGCGGCTCAATTCCAAATATCTCAATCAACTACTAGGCGCGTGAGGCTAGCGCCGCTGGTACGGGGCGCATTTTTTGAAGGAGCCAATCATGGCTAGAGGAATCAATAAAGTAATTCTGATCGGTAATTTGGGCAACGACCCAGAAACCAGATACATGCCCAGTGGCGGAGCTGTAACCAATATCAGCCTAGCAACCAGTGAAAGCTGGAAGGATAAGCAAACCGGCCAGCAGCAAGAACGCACCGAGTGGCACCGCGTAGTCTTTTTCAATCGCCTTGCAGAAATAGCTGGGGAATACCTGCGCAAAGGGTCGAAAGTTTATATCGAGGGCTCGCTTCGCACCCGCAAGTGGCAAGACAAGCAAACTGGCCAGGACCGCTACACCACTGAAATCGTCGCAGCTGAAATGCAGATGCTTGATGGTCAGCAGAACGGAGCGCAACAGGGCCAGAGCTTCCAACAACCCTCCTCTACAGCATCACAGAGCCAGCCACAACAAAGGCAGGCCCAAGGCCAGGGGTATCAGCAGAATCGGCCAGCGCCGCAATCAATGGGCGGTAGGAATGATTTTAACCAAAATTTTGATGACGACATTCCCTTTTAAATGGCAGGAGCTAACCATGAAATCATTTCCAATCACCAAAGGAATGCGCAGCGATATTGCTCGCTGTATGACCTCAAAGGCTGTAGAGAAATCAGTAAATGATATTGGCAAAGAAGCCGAGCGTTTGAACAAGGTTTTCTGGAAATTGTATGAGCAAAAACTGCGCGCCGTTTCCGGCATCCCCTCTACACGCTGGCCGGAATTAATTCAGCAGGGTATCGCCACCAATTGCTACCAACGAGTCCCTAAGATTAAGGTCGAGAACACCTTCATAAATATCCTGCATATTGATGGGGACTCAGCTCCCATGAGATGCCTTACGGAGATGCTCAATAGTGACCTCCTGCAGGCATTCCGTAAGTGGATAAAGAAAGTGTCACATTACGGCAAACACTCAAGCATCACCTTCACCACCCCAAAGCCTATGGCAGATATGCGGGAAGGCGAAGTGATAGAAGACCCAGAACTGATTGCCTCAATCCAGAAACTAGAGACGCGCATAAAAACTACGCTCACCGCAGCTATGGGTTTCCACAGCAAAGCTATGACAGTCCTCAATTCTTGCCGCACAGCTAAGCAGCTACAAGACCTCTTGCCGGAAGGGGCAAAGTATCTGCCTAAACGTGAACCCAAAACAAAAGAGCTAGCACCAACCGAGCTTGCCGCATCGGTCACTGAAATGCTGCAAAAGGGCATTCCGCCTGTCGAGCAGAGCGAGGCCGCTTAACACCAACCTGGGCCGCTAGTTCAGGGCCCCCAAGGGGGTTCAAATGGAAATCTCGAAATTTCCACTAAACAAACAAGCATCAGCAGTAATAGCAGAAGTTAAAAAGTTTGTTTCCGCGTTCGAAAGGATAAAGAACAGAAAACCCACTGGCGTGGCAGTTGACACCGATAAATTCAAAATGGTTCAGCGCGCAATAGTTGCCGAATTACGAAGACAGAGGAAAGGGGGTGCATCTGCAAAGGAGATTACCCCCCCCCGATGTGCTGCATGTAGAGGGCGTCTCTATTTATCCGTTTGCAGCATAGGAAAACTTTATGCCTGACCTGGAAAGATTAACCCTAAAGCAGCGAGTCTACCGTGCAGGTGGAACTATTAAGAAGGTCCAAACCAAGCAGGGTGAACGGCCAGCGGCTTTTGATTCAGAGGGTAATTTAATCTCACTCAACCCGTTCGGCGCTTGGGATTGGGTAAAGGAGCGGGAGGCGGCCGGGGTTTGTGCTTTACCTGATAGCCAACTCCCGCCAGCACCCGAACTAAAACCAAGAGGAAGACCACCATTAGCCCCTTAACTGGGGCTTTGTAGGTGCAGGGTTTAACCCAATTAATCAATCAAATTGAGGATAGAAAAATGATAACGCAGGGGTAACGCCCCTAGAGTTGACCAGGCAAGCCATAAACCGTTGAAGCTATCGTTTTTTGGTTTTAAGTGGAGGTAGTGCGAGCCCTAAATAACTCCCCCAGCCCGCCCAGTGCGGGCTTTGTGGGTGAAAGACAATAGCGAGGGAATGTCCATGGCCAACCAGGTAATTTCAGATGAATATATCGAAGAGCTATTCGAAGGCACAAACTTCGGCGAGAGAGTAAATAATAGCACCCTATTAAAAAGGCACCATATTGCTAAACATCTAAAGCAGCAAATTGAAGGCTTCTGGTCTGGCCACACCATGTATCACATTTTAATTTATGGCGGCTTTCTAATGGATGCAAAGACATCAGAAACCAAGAGACTAACTGCACTGGGAAGAGCATTTTTAGAAACTCACGGAAATAGTTAATAGCGAGGGATATGCAATGAAACAACCAAGATTTGAAAACCTTCTGGAGCAGTGGAAACAAAAAGCCACAGAAATAGCCGGCACTAGCGAAGGATTCACTTTCCACGAATCAGAAATGAGCGAGTTTTTACACTGGATGTTTTCGCAGTTTCAGGCGTTTGCTGAATCAGAGCAATCTAATCAAGAAAGCAGCGTGGCGGAATTTATAAATAAAGCTGTTGAGCTGGAAAATCATTATCCATTTTTATATGTGGAAATTGCTAGAAGCAGAATAACCGACTGGATGGCATGGCTAAAAGACAAACCTGGCTCAAAGTTATTGCTGGCTTGCGGTAGTGGTTCAACTGCTGAAGAGGCTTGTCGGGACGCCTTAGATTATCTAGCCGAAAATACGGAGGTAGCCAGTGTCTAACTCAGCCATAACAGAAAAACCAATTTTATTTAATGCAGATATGGTGCGGGCGATTCTGGATGGCCGCAAAACCCAGACGCGCCGCATTCTGGGAGGTAAGCGGGTTTGGCCATCTGACATCATTCAAGATACGGATTTTATTGACGGCAAAGAGGTACCGCTCGGGTTTGAACATTTTGAGCATGGGTGGCTTAAGACTGAAAGCATGTGCCCCCACGGCCAACCGGGTGACCGCCTATGGGTTCGTGAAACTTGGTGGCAAGCAGGAGATTGGGTTACTGCATATCCTGAAGATGATGAAGGTCACTGGGGCGGAAGCAAAAGAATTCACTTTGCTGCTGATGGTACCCCACCCAATGAACCCAATTATGATCATCCAAATGGGCTCCAGAATGGCTCATTTGCTGCGGCACATCCGCATAGAGTCTGGAGAAAACGCCCTTCAATCCACATGCCCCGCTGGGCCAGCCGTATCACCTTAGAAATAACTAATGTTCGCGTTGAGCGTATTCAGGATATCAGCGAAGAAGATGCAATAGCTGAAGGGATTCGTAATTCAACCCTACAAATACCATTAACTAAAGCTGTCATGTATCACCATGAACCATGGCCCACGCCGGTTTGTGGTGAATCAGCCAGAGATGCATATGGAGCGCTTTGGGAGTCCATTAATGGCAAAGACAGCTGGGACAAAAACCCCTGGGTATGGGTTATCGAGTTTCGCAGGGTTGAACAGGCAATGGTGGCAGCATGAAAGTGCAGAGCGGAATTATTGAAGGCGGAATAGTGATTACGATTGCACAGTTATTTGAGGGATAAAAGATGAACCACCAAGAATTAACGGACAAGGATATAAAACCACCTCGCCGCATTTTACGCTTACGTGAGGTTGAGAGACTTACCGGATATAAAAGCAGTAGTATTTACCGCATGGTTAAAGAGGGAGTTTTCCCCCGGCAAAGGCGGATCGGTCCGGGCGCTGTCGGCTGGGATAGTCGGGAAGTCGATGCTTGGATAGAAGAGAGGCTGGACGGTGTTGCATAA